TCGCTCACGCTGATCGAGGCCTGGCACTCCATCCCCTTCTGAGGCAGGTAGCGCTGCATCCAGCTGCGGGTAGGGTCAGCAATCGAAACTGAAAGGTCGTCAGCCTGATCGCTGGTGTTGTCCGTGTAGGTGAACTGCAGAATGGTCTGGCTGGCTAGCCCAAGCAGGATGTCTACGCCGCCAATGATCAGCGCGGGCTTGGCTTGTCGAGCCTTTAGAACTGGAAGGACTAACGCCACGGAAGAATTGCATTCAAGTTTGGCACCGACGTGCCTGCTTTCAAATTGTATTGGACGTAAACCGGCGACGGAATGTCGAGCAGAATGCTCGCCGGAAACATGTCTGTAAACCGGTGATCGAAATTGGCGTCCTGAATCATACTCATTGAGTGCTCGTCACCGTGCGTGCGTAGGCTGATGATGTCCCAGCAATCTCCTTGAATTGTTTTGTATTGGGGAACTTTAGAGGTCAGGTCTGGCATGATATGGGATATAGTGTCAGAAGAGATGAGATCGCACGGAGAATCACGGTCAACACATAACGCAACTCCAGAGTACAAAGCGTGGTGCAAGATGAAAAGGAGATGCTCGAATGCTAACCACTCTACGTTCAAGTATTACGGTCGCAGAGGAATCTCTGTCTGTGGCAAATGGCTTTCGTCTTTTGAGTCGTTCCTTGCCGACGTAGGCAGAATTCCCGTAGCAGGCTATACGCTTGGAAGAATAGACAACGAGGGAAACTACGAACCGGGAAACGTCGAGTGGCAATCCCCGACTGAACAAAGACGAAACACCCGCAGAATTAAGCTGACGATCGAAAAGGCCAGCGAAATCAGGAATCTTCGCAGTCAGGGCTTTAAAACAAAAGTGCTGGCTAATCGCTATTCGGTTTCTGTGGATACGATTCGAAAAGTGATTAACGACAAGTACTGGAAATAGGTCGGGCACAGGATTCAGATAGAATTGAGAAAGGTCAGGACATCGGCCTGATCGGCTGCAGGCAGCTGCAGGAACCGGTCACGCACCTTGGCTGCCTCGCCGTCATGCATACGGATAGCGTCAAAAACAGTGGCGGCACGCCCGTCATGCAAGAAGGGCGATCGACCGCGCAGACCGAATAGCGGTGCCGTCCTCATCTCGTTAGGGCCTGCGGCGGCCTGAGCAACGCCATCGTTCAGAGTGCCCATGTCGTGAAGGAGCAGGTCTGAGTAGAGCGGAACCGGCTTGAAACTGAGGGTCGCCGAAATCTTACTGGCGCCCGTAGTCATAGAAGGCGTGTGACAGGAGGCGCAATTGATCGCCGAGAATTTTGCCTGCCCACGCAGCGCTGCAGGACTGAGCGGCACCGGAGGAGGAGGCGCGTTCAGCTGCATGAACACGGTGAAGCGGTCGATATTGTCCGGGTTGAATGCGGGGCTGTTGAAGTCTCCGTTTTCCGGCCCCGGATTGAGCGGGGTATCCTGCAACGTAGTTGCCGTAATTCCTGCAGGCTCGGCAGCGTCCCTGGCGGCATCGCTGACCGGTTCGGTCCCGCGCAGGTGCGGCGAGAAGTCGGTCGTAAAAAAACGGTTGGTGACTCCCAGCTCGTTGATAGAGGCGTCCGCGCTGAACGCGAGCAGGCTGGCCTGCTGACATTTCCAGCCGAACCTGCCTACCTTGTTCGGAACGCCGTTAGGGAAGATCCCGGTAGCGATCAGGTTGGTGACCGAATCATTGAGGATAGCGACACGTCCCTTGATCCCGTCCGGTTTAGCCACGTTAGCTCCGGCAATGATCGTCGAATCAGGAATCGCCTCAAGAAAGCCGAACCCGAACAGGTGATTGGACTTGCGGTGCGCGACTATCGAAGCGTCGAAAGGCACCCCGTCCTGTACGCTGGGGTTAAGGCAGGCCTGATGAATCAGGTCAAACGTACCGTCCGGGGTGCCAAACCGGGTTTCAGTGACCGCACCCGCTCCACCAATCACAGGTTTACCGTTGGTATCGGGCTGGGTATGACATTGAAAGCAGGACTGCCCGTTGAAGATCGGCCCCAGACCGGCCTCAGGGCTGACAACTACCTGGAACTGGACGCGGCCCGCGCCCCAGGCTGCCTTCTCAGCTGCGGTGACGCCTCCCAGCAACGCGCCGAATCCGCTCAGGGTAGGAGTCGGGGTAGGCAGGACCGGCAGCGGGTTCTGAATAGGCTTACCGGGGATTCCTCCAGCACCCTCCAGGTGAGGAAGTAAAAGCCAAATCGAGAGCACTAGTCCGATAATGCCGAGCAGTACTGCTGTTTTCATGCGTAAGAGAGCCTTTGTTCGTGTTGTTTGGCCTTGCGCAGCTGCTCCAAGAGCTGCCTGACAGGATCTTGCATGGCTGCCTTGACCTCTTGCGCAATCGCGCCCTCACGGCCTGCCTGCACCCCGTGAATCGTGATCGGAACCGACATACTCAGTGAGATCGGGGAGCTGCCGCCCTCTCCGCCCATTCCGATCATCGACGCAGCCGACCTCAGCAGGTTTCTGCTTCTGCCCGTACTTTCTATCGGAAGAGCCAGCTCAGGTTTGCGTTCTCCGATAGCGGTCAGCGTAGGATGCGAAAACAGCCGCCCGTAAGCAGCGCTGGCAGTCGAATAAGGGTCGTAAAGATCCACGCGCCGGTCGCTCTCAGGCGCGGTATCATCGTCACGCAGGCGGTGACCGGCAAAGACGAACTCCTGACCGGTCGAATGCCCCCTGGTGCCGAACCGGGCAAACCTTTCCGACAGGGTCAATGCTGCAGAGTAACGGTCAACCAGCCGGTTGTTGCGATCACCGATGCCGTGTGCGCTGTTCCAGTCCGGGGTTGAATCCTTCTTGTATCCGTAATGCGTGAACTTCGTGCCGCCGAAAGCGCCTCCGACCCCCATCGCGCTGGAAGACATCCCGCCTGCTCCCAGGCTCATAGCTGCTCCTGCCCCTGCCCCGACCGGGCCTCCCGCTGCTCCTCCTCCGAATCCTCCTCCGGCTCCCATGCTCATTCCGACCTGAGAAGACGCTACTGTGGCCTGCTGGAGTGCGGGCACAAAGGCGTTGAGCTGTTTGGTGGCAGCCTGTATCCCCGGAATAAAGCCCGGAGATTTCCCGTAAAGGGCGTCAGTCGATTGTTTAACGGCTTCGGTCTGCTCCTTCTGGGCAGGCGGTCCCTGAGCCTCAGCAGGGACATTCATCTGAAACTGTTTACCCCAGCCGAACGGAAGCTTCTCAAGCATCTGGTTCCAGGCTGCGCCCATGATCCGCTGAAGTATCCCTCCCAGACCCTTCATGGCCTCACCGATCTTCTGAGGCAGGCTCTTGAACAGGTCGATGATTCGCAGGATGATGTCCGTCTCGACTTTCTGGACGATCATCATCCATTCCTTGAAGGCGCCGTACAGGTTGCCTACCTTCAGCTTGTCGACAAGTCCGCTGAACAGTTTGACGATAGGGTCGATGACGTTCTCAGCGATCCAGCCGCCAGTCTTGCCTCCTCCCCAGGCGCTGGCAATCGCATCCCAGGCGTTCCCGATAGCAGTCTTGATCGCATCCCAGACGCCGGATAAGCCGGTAACCAGCGTGTTGAAGGTGTTCACGACCGGCGTAACGACGTTAATCTGGAACCACGAGGCGGCAGCGTCCCAGATAGCAGTGATCCCGCTCCAGGCTGTCTTGGCGGCGTTAGCGATCGTGTCCCAGATCGGCTGCAGGGCGGTCTGCAACGATTTGAAGGTGTCAGTGACCGGCGTGATTACGTTGGTCGTGAACCAGTTGGCGACGACGGTCCAGACGCCGGAAATCGCGTTCCAGGTTGCCTGAGCGTCTGCGCTCATCTCCTGCCAGTTCAAGGCGAGGGCTTTTTTCATCCACTCAAAGGCGGCTGCGACAGGCTTGATGACGTTAGTCTGAAACCACTGCCCGACCGGAGCCCACCATTTCTGGATCTGCTGCCAAGCCCACACTGCCCAGGCTGAAACCTCCTTCCAATGCGTGACCAGCTCGTAAATGCCGAAAGCCAGGGCGGCGATTCCTCCGATAATCAGGCCGGGAACACCGAAGCTGGCAATCGTGCCTAAAATATTCAAGCCCTTCAGGGTCTTGAAGACCCCGTTTATTGTTCCGAAAGCGTCGCCCAGCTTTTTAACGTCGCCTGCCACTTTTCCGGCGACGGCAAATCCTCCGATCCCGGTCGAAATCGCCCCTAGAATAGGCACCGTTACCGGGCCTGTCTTGATGATCCAATCGAAAATCTTGCCAAAGGTTTCCGCGAACTTCTCGATCTTCGGCATCAGGTCAGGCAGTTTGTCGATAAAGCCACCGATCCAGCTGACAAACTTGTCCGAGAGCCTGTCGACCACGGGCGTAATCGTCGTGACAATCTTGTCCATGTTGCCAACCAGGATGCCCTGGATCTTGGTCATGGCCTCAGTCAGCTTGTCCTGTACAGCGACGAACGGCGTGCCGATCGCGACCTTGATGTTGTTCCAGGCGTTGGCGAAGCGAACCTGAACTCCGTCGGCGGTCTTCATCGCGGTAGCGGTGTCGCCGATATGCTTGTTCATCTCCTGAAGCGTGTAGTTGTACCGCTCATTAGCGGTCTTCAGGGATTCGTACTTTCCAATCTGTTCTGTCGTCAGGATGCCAAGCTCGACCAGCTTCTGACCTGAGCCTGCGCCTCCGACCTTCACTGCCTGAACCCACTTCTCGGTCGAGGCGGCAGCCTGCTCTGCCGTGACCTTGATGCCGTTGACCCTGACCAGCATGTCCTGGTAGGCGTTGGACATGTCGATCACCTTTGCAGGGCTCAGGCCTGACTTGGACAGCTGGTCAAAGGTCGAAATCAGCGTCGAGGCGGCGAGGCCGCCCTGCTTTTCCATCGTCTTCGCCAGATCCGCCAGGAGCTTGGTCTGGTCCTTGATCACCTGCGAGCCGAGCTTCTGCAGCTGTGGAAGGCTGGCAAGGGTCGCCCCCAGGTTGCTGTAAGTAGTCTTGGCCTTCCTGGCCGCGTCAATCGAGGAGTTCAGGAACCCCGTGACCTTGTCAATCGTAAAAGCGCCGGCCGCGATTCCGCCAATCGTAGCCGCGAGCTTCTTCAGGGTCAGGTTAGCCAGCAGTCCTGTCTGCTCGACTTTCTGCAGGCCTTGCTGCGCCTGCGAAATGGCAGCCGCCCCGGTGAACAGGGCGCTGATCTTGAAAACGGTATCGAAACTGAAGGCCATCGCTTCCTAAAGTCCTGGTCCGACTCTCTGCACGTTCCTCTTAGCCTGCTCCTCCTCCATCATCTGATCGGCTATCATGACCCACCAGAAGAGCCTCGGCAGCTCCATGTCCCACCAGACGTTGACGGGCGTGTTAAACACCCGCGACATGGAAAGGATTACGCGGGCGAGGGCTTCGCCGGGACCGGGACTTCCGTCAAGCCCTTCGGCGGCAGAACTGGAGGCGAGCCCGACTTTAACAAAAAATTTTGCACCGCCGTGCAGATTTCCACCAAGTCGGGAGCGGAAACCTCGCCTAAGTCTTCGGGGTTGATCCCGCACACCCGGCCTGCGACAAAGGTCTGAAACCTCAGGTCCAGGTAGGGAACCGGAATGTATTCCCTGATGTATTTCTTGAAACCAGCGTCCAATTCCAACAGGTCTTTTCCCTTCAGCACCTCCAGCTGCAAGTCGATCTCAGTGAGCTGAGAACCGTTAATTTGTGTCGGTTGTGATAACTTGATGATCATTTTACATGCCGATCGCGTTCCTGATCGAAAGCGCATAATCGACGCCGAGTACTCTATCAATGAGGTTTATTTTGTCCTTCTCAAAAATTTCCTCACCGTTCAGTGACGCCTTGATGTAGGTGACGCCGACCTCGATCGCGTTAGGCTGTTTGGTCCCGACCTCAAGCTTGCCCAGGTCAAATCCTCTGGGCAGGATAGCCATCACGAACTTCCAGGCACCGATGATCAGACGATGCGGGCCTGGGTCTAGGTACTGCATTCCGGCGCGGGCCTCGATCTTCAGCCCGTCCTGGCGCATCAGTTCGCAGCCCTCCTTGGTGACCGTGTGGAAGTTCATCGTCAACGCCCAGTCGGCGTAGTGCGCGGCAACCGGGAAGGTTATCGTGCCGCCAAGACCAGCGCCTTTTAGCTCGTCTGTCAGGTTAGCCAGATTCGGCATGGTGCAGTCAGCCATGCCGATGAACCGGTTACCGTTGAACCAGATCGAATAGTTGTTTACCTGATTCGGAAGATAAGTAGCCATAAAAGTTATGCGGTCTGTGCGTTAGAGGGCGTGAACAGGGTTTGCAGGTAAGTGATGTCGAACTCCAGCAGGAATTCGATCCATTCGGCAGGCGTCGGAAACGCCTCGTAAACGTGGAATTTGTAGTGCCCGTTTAGCAGGTCGGAATCGCTGTTTTCGTCCTGGCGGAATTCGACCCTCGCCCCAAGCGAATCGCCGGAACTGACCAGGGAATTCAGGAAGATGTTCAACGAATCAATAATAGAATCAATCAGCCTCCGGTTTCCAGGCTTATCCACGAACTGGTAGATCGTCAGCACGATGGTGTTACCGAGCCAGTCCGTCATTCGGCGCACCGGAATCCAGCGATCCTTAGGGTCGCTGCTTGACGGATAGATCGACGTGTTGTTGCCCCAAAGCTTCCAGCCGCCGATCCAGTTGATGGCGGTGACAATGCCCTGCCCGTTCAGAGCGTCGGCACTGCCCTTGCCGAAGAAAACGTCGATCGGCTCGTCAACCGGGCCTGCTATCGTCCGATTCATCTTCAGGTTCTTGTTGCTCGGGCTCTCAACCGGGATGTTGTCGTTAGCGTTGTCAACCCACTCGGTCAGGGCAGCTGCCTCTGTCGACAGCCAGCTGTGGGTTGAGTCGATAGCGACACGTGGCCACAAGTCGATCAGCCGGTGATCGACGTAGTTGTTGGCGTTCTTCCAGGCGTTGACATCCTGCGCCTTGATCACCACCGTTGAGTCGATGTCGACATAACCGGTACAGCGGAAACAGCCGTTGATGTTGTCTGACTTCGCAGCGATCACTGCCGCAATCTCGGGAACCTGCGACCAGCTCGGAGCCAGGATGATCCCCGGAACGATCGAGTGGACAGGGAACACGTCCTCGACAGCCTCCAGCCCCAGGTTCTTGCCGGTCGCGTTGTCAATACCGCCAATGATGTAACCCTCGTCGATATTGTGCGGATCGATCGGCGCATAACTGACCAGCACCGATGCTCCTGCAGCGATCGTGCCGCCGAACGCGGTATCAATCCTGGTAATCGTCAGTTTGGCGTTCCGGTCGTAGCCCAGGACATAGTCCGTATCCTTCACGTAGGTGATCGTGCCTGCCGAATCCTTGACGATCACAGTGGATAGCGGAACATCTGTGCCAAGGGTAAGCGTGTTGGAGGAGAATGTGTACGGCTCGTCGACAACCGGCGTTCCTTGAACGGTTTCGTCATCGGCGCTTAGAACGTTAATCAGGATGATCGGCCCCGTGTTGAACAGCACAAAATAGTCAAACATGACCTCGCACAGCGGATAATGCGCGAAGTCATAACTGAATCCCATCTCGGCGACTGCCTCCTCGTAGCTATAGTAAACTCTCGGGACATTCAGCGGAGCAGGGCTCGCCGACATGTAGCTGGGAGCGGCTCCGACAGCCACCGGTATTCCTGAATCTGCCGTAATCGGCGCAACGATTGACGTCGGAACGTCTCTCCAGGTAACGCCGTGTTTGTAGGTTGAAACTGCCATAGGCTTGCTCTCCTTTTATTGGGGTATTTTACTGACGATTTCTTTTAGCGCCTTGTACGCGAGATTCTCCATGCTGTTTGGATCGATGCGTAAATTCTTGCGGGCCTCGCCCAGTTTCCCGGTGCTGATGTACAAGGCACGCAGCAGAGGAACTTTTGCCATCTGCTCCTTCAGGAATTCAGGCGGCTCGGGCTCCCGGTACAGCGTCCACTGTTTCAGGTTAAGCTGAGGAACCGTGGGACCGATGTAGATGTGATTAGTACGGCTCTGGACTTGGCTGTTCATCAGAGGGAATCGGAAATTCGTTGAAGCGGCCGATATTGGTTTCGCCGCTGAGGATATTCTCCTCGTACTGGCTCTTGGGCACCGGCAGCTCGAAGCAGAGGAGCAGTTCGCCGAAAAAGTACGGAAAGTAATTGGTCGACGCCCCTCCGTAAAAGCGATTGATCTCCCAC